GCGTCGCTGTTCGCTGGCAGAGCGCGGCAGGTACGGCAGCCCCCAGTCGGTGTTGATTACCGCCTTCAGGGTTTCTTCGCTGCCTGTCGCCTCGTACTCCTGCTCAGCTGTCAGCAGCTTGTACACCAGCTGCGCCCAAGTCTGGTATGCGGCTGCGGGTCCTTTCATCCAGAACGATGCTATGCGCGAACGGCGAGGCTCGCCGGAAATATTGCCGTCACGGTCAATGCTCTGGCCTTCACGCAACCAGACTCCCACCCCGTTCAGCTCGCGCTTTTTGTCTGCCGTGATAATGCCGTTGCAATGCGGGCAAAGCAGATGGGCCGACTCGCTGGCTTTCACCGGATCAGGCTCATCGCGGTAGCCGGTCATCGCCTCCATCGCTGGCTGAAAATATTCACCACAATGCGGGCATGGCCAGTACCAGCGGCGGCGATCCCCACGGTTGTAAAGAGAAAGCGCGCCAGTCGTGGGGGGCGCTTCATGGGGAGACTTGCGACGCCATTTACTGTCGCGAATGTCCCGGCCAGGCGAACACTCCACTAGGGTCATACCGGCAGACATAAAGGTGGTGGTACGTTTGGAAGCCAGGGTAAAACCGTCCCCCTCACCATCAATATCTTCAGGGAAACGGTCATAATCCGTCAGCGCCACGCATTTAAAATCTGACGAGGACATGATGTTGATGGAGGGCCAGCCAATCTTGAGATAGTTCCCCGCCAGAAAAGTACGATCGTGCACGTTGTTGTCGTTTCGCAACGGGCTAAGGCGTTTTGCTACCTCAGGACTGACACGGAAGGTTCGTGCCAGACGCTTTTTTGAGTGCTCGCGGGCTTTCTCTTCGGTCATCTGAACGACGAGCATATCTGACGGGTCACAGACAATGTTGTATACGACCCAGCCATCCACCAGACCGATGGTTTTACCCGTTCGCGCCGGGCCAACAAACACCACCGCATCGTACTCACGCAGCGCAAGGCAGTTCATTGGCTCAATAACATAGGGGGCAACGGCAGGATCCCACGGGACCGAGTTACCGGCCCCCATCGGTACGCGCATAAATTTCTGTACTGCCTCAGCCACAGGCATACGGCGAGGAGCTTTGAGAATGGCGGAAGCGTTACGCCTGACTTCCGCTGCCGTGGCCTGTTGCATGACTTACTCCTCTTCTGGCATATCCTCCTGTTCCGGTGAGTCGGCCTGCTCAACTTTGAGGGCTATCTGATCGCGCAGATCGTCAATAACCTGCTGCACCCTGACAACTGCTGCAGGGGTCATCGCGCAATCGCGTTCAAGAATATCGGGTAACGTTTCCAGCACCTGAACCATCGCTTTCGCCATGGAGGAAAACTCTCGGGTGACTTCCGATGCCGGGATCAACTCCCCGGTTTCCTGCTGAAACTTGAGGCGTTCACGCTCCGACTGAAACCAGGCCTTACGATCGGGGGGAAGCATTTTGTCGACGTCCACCAGCTCGGACGGAGTGGCGCTTGTCATCAGCTCCCGCAAAATATCGGTAATGGCATAAAGCTTGAGTTTTGGATTGCTGCCGGGTGCGGGTTGCACATTTGCAAGCTTGCCTGCGACCGTCTGCCGGTGCAGATCGGTAATGGCTGCCAGCTGAGTGATATTCAGCCGGAAATTTTTTAGTTCATTATCCATGATGGCGAACAAAAAATAGTCATTTCGACATCCTGCAAATGCTCAGGACTGAAATATCAAGAGGTTAAACGGATGATGATGAAGCCCATAAAATGCAAAAAACTAGCCGATTTCCGCGTGTCCTCGCCCCCTCGGTGTTCAGAACCGCCAGGAGGACCCTTCAGAATGAGCATGATTGGGGAGTCGTTAAGGCAACAATGCTTCACGATGTTTAAAAGCGAAGTAGCTGCAAGCTGTCGGCCACTAACACTACAGGGTTTGAACCATTATCGATCACACCCACCAGCGCGCGGGGCTGTATAAACTGCTGATGCTGCGCCAGCGCTCGTTTCAATACATTAGCGGGTTTGTGCGTTATGATGGCAATGTCGGTGCAGACCCCAGAATTATAAGGCCCCCCAAAGGTGGCTATTAATTTGCTCAATAGCTGATGAATTACACTTCCAAAGAAGCCTCAGCATCCAGAAC